AGTGGAGAAGTGATTCTATGGGCCGTTAAAATGCGTGAGGTGATGCGTTCTTCGAGTATGATGTAGTAGTCATCGTTAGCAGCGTCGATGGTTTGTATCTGGGGAGCCAATTCTGGACCTTCAGAGAACGTCAACATCAATCTACCTGCATTCTCTTCACCTGAATAAGACGCTACGATATCTTTGTAGAGCTTGCGCTTCTCAGCGTCATCAGGCTCTCCATTTGGCATGTTAATGAACAGACTTGGGGATAGACCGTTACTGATATTAGCGTTATGAAAGCGGCTAATTCTAGCATCCAGTTCGATGTCGTTAACAGCCCCAATGTAGTCAGGTAGAGGGTAGATATCAGAAGCAGGTGAGTAATCATAGCAATAATAGATTTGTGACGCATTGTCACCCTTATTATCAGTCATAGAGTAAGCAGCGTAACGTACAGGCTTGTACTTACGAGTGTTCTGCCATTGGTTTGAGTAGTAATATTCAGTGATATTGTCCTCCTCATCTATCTTACCGCTACGAACATTAACGAATGGGATGTGATAGATTTCAGCAATCTTATCTCCACCTCTATTCCAGATTATGTTTAGAGCGTACCCATTGAATGTGACCTTATCATACGCTATTCTCTCATAAATCTCGTTAAGAGTCTCTCCTTTGCTGTTAATGATAGCTTCACCAACCTCCTCAACACCCTCACCTACAACAGCATCTACTTTAGATTGTACAGCTGTGTTGTGGATTGCAGATGTCTGTAGAAGCTCTACAAGCTCTTGTGGGTACAGATTGTCTGCCCCAAAGCTAATCCATTCCTTACCTCTTACTTCCTTGAACTGAGGCAAGTCCATAGCCTCAAACGTGTAGAGATAAGCGTTGTATTTTTGTTCCTCACTCATTATCGTAGAATATTATCTGTTCGTTGTTTTCATTATCTGACTGATAGCTGATTGGGTCTTCACCAGTAAAATCACGATTCGTCACCTTAACCAAATAAGTCTTCCAGTCAGTCCAAGTTGATGCTATTGCATTGTACTGTATTGTCATATTGTAGTAACCCTCAACATCTCTTGGTATGTTAGCCTCGAACGAGACGAGAATACTTGTGTAGTACTCGTCATTTCTTATTACACTAAGTACAGTGTTTGTGAAATCAGCCTCTTTATTGTTGTATCTGCTCTTAAATACGAGTCTGTAAAGAGGGTCTTCACTACCAGCAGCTACAGGCAATGACCCGTAAATGGGGATACCTTGCACGTTATTTCCTACATCTATCGTCATAATGTCATCGTCTTACATAGTAAAATATAAAAAGAGGAAAAGTTGTAAAATGAAAAAGGAGGCTGTTATGCCCCCTTTCTCTTTATACTAAATTTGATCGATTTATCAGACAGTCACCTCAACCATTGGTTCCTTGGTGATTCCAGTAATCGTCAAAGTAACGCCGTTACGGTCTCCAAAAGCAGTTCCTGACTGAGCGTCGTGACCTGAAGCAAACGCTCCTTGGTCATTACCAATCAACCAGTACTTACCGTTGTTGTCCAAAGCGATAACACACAGCTTCACATTCTTAGCAACTTGATAAAGCTCATCGAGCTTAGCACCTGCCAACTTGTTGAAGATAGCGTTGAGAGTCTGAGTGTAGAAGACTGTCCCATTCTCGTTAGAGTAAGAACCAGCCTCTGCAACGTTTGCAGTCTCTCTCGCCAACTCGTATTCCTCCAAGTCAGTCAAGGCAGTCAATGCACTTCCATCAACAGAGATGCCTGTCAAAGCGACAGCACCACTAGATGCAGTGAAGCTTATTCCGCTGTTAGCAGGGAGCATGTAGAGGGCTTGAATGCCCCCTACGCTATCCCTACAGTCGAGCGTCAATCCATTAAGAGTAGTTGAACATGCCATAATCGTCTATGTTTTTAAAGGTTAAACAAAGTGACGATTACTGCTCATCAACTGCGATACACAACTCAGGTTGTACGATTGCAACACCTACAGCCCACTTCATAGAAGCGCGAACCTCATCGTTATCCTGAGAGTACCATACTCTGAACTCGTCGAAGTCAGAAGTCAAGTCAGTACCCATGATGATGTTTGCACCTGAAGTCAAGAGCTTGAAGTTATCAGTAGCAGCGATACCGCTAGAAGGAACAACTCTTACGTTGGTAGATGGGATGAACAACTCCTGTACGCTACCAGTGTAGTTGTACAAGTTTGCCTTCACCATAGCACCAATCAGAGCCTTGTAAGCAGCAGGGCTAACAATCAAGATAACGTCATCACGCAACATGATTTCAGCAGGAGCAGCATCGAATACAGCGAGAGCAGCATCGAGAGCGTTGATTTCACCAGAACCAGCAGTACCAGCTACCCACTTACCTTGGTTGATACCAGTCATGGTAGTAGCGGTAACAGCAGCAGCAGCTTGAGCCTTCAAACCAGTGTAAGTTACACCACCCAACTCGTCACCTACAATCATGTAGTTCTCGTTGTAGTTAGTAACTCTCTGAGTGAAGTAGTTAGCAGCAACCTGCTCAAATGGGAGAGACTCCTCACCACCCTGTGCACCTCTGCTCAATTGCTGAGACATGAAAGTGTCACGGAGAGTGTTAACACAGTAAGCTCTCTGCAACTTAGGGTGTGCAAGCTTCATAGGAACCTGAGAGATGGTAGTAGTACCATTGTCAGACCATCCGCAGTAAGCAGCAGAACCGTCATTCTTCAAAGCAAAGTCATCAGCCATCAAAGGAATTTCGACAGCATTGCCTTGCAATCCAGCACGTACAGTTACGTATTGTGCCAAGTTAGTTTCGAGTACCGCCTTCGACAACAGTTCGAAAGCATTCTCTTCTACGTAGCCAGTAAGGCCAGTAAGAGTCAAAGTAGTAGCCATTTTTGAAAAAGGTATTTAAAGATTATTTGTTTTTACGAAGTTCGAGAAGAGTCTGGTAACGCTTCTCTTGTCTGTCACCGTGTCCTTTGATTGTCTCAGTAGACATAGTGAGATTATTTGTAATACGCTCAGCAGCGGGTTCGTCTTTAAAGCTAGAGAACTCGTGCTTCAAGCTGTCATATTGAGCACCAATTTGATCGATTTTCTCCTGCAAAGGAGCAATCAAACCAGCAACTTGAGCCAAGAAGTCGTCTTGTGAGAAATCGTTTGCCTGTGGGCCTTCTACAGCTTCAGTAGCATCCTCTTCAGACATTTCCTCCTTGTCTTTGTAACCTGCCTCAACAGGCTTCTCTTCAATTGCGGCGATTACTCCGTTCGCGTCGACAGTAACGAGCATGCCATCAGCTGTTTCGTGAATGCCTTCAGGAGCTGGAATATCGCCTTCCTCTGTTACGACGAAGAGATTCTTTCCCTCAGCAAGTTCACCCTCAACTTTGACAACCGTTCCATCAACCAACGTAGCTTCCGCAAGTTCTACAGACTTCGCTTCCGCATCGGATTCCATTCCGAGCATCACACGAATCTTAGTAAGTGCTTCGATAGCGTTCATGATTTTTGGTGTTTAAAAGTGTTATTACGTTACTAAATATAAAAACTTCAATTATCGGCCATTTTGTCAGGTTTCTTCATTTTTGACATAATGTTCTTGATATTGAGTACCAAGGCTGTTACCAATACTAGAGTAGTTAGTACGACTTGTGCATCAGCGAGAAAAGCAAGAATGCCGCCTCCGCTGACTACGTTAGAAAGGGTGTCTTTATTCATTGACATTTCTCAAGATGTTTTTGATATCGTTCAGTGTTTGTTGCTCCTTATTGTGCTTCTCCAGATTCTCAATAAACGGACCTGCCAACGAGAAACCCTTGAGTTCTCCCTCTTTGATTCTCTCCCAAGTCCTATCATCGTTGATTTTATAGCTAACGTACCAAGTACCAACAGGTAAAGCGAATCCATACTTATAAGATTTATCGTGTTGGACAGATTCAGAAATCCAAGATTCAAGTAAAGTGTTTGAGTTAGTAACCTCCCAATCATGGTTGATGTCAGTATTATTGTGTTTATTTAACTTCAAGAACTTCTCAGCCATCTTACGTATCGTCTTCTTAGAGAAGTACACGTAGTATGGGTCACCGTTCTCGTCACGTCTCACAATCATCTTATTTGGAATCATCAGAGGGCCTGTAACGACTCTCTTTTCATCATCCATACTGAACTGCATATTTTGCCATTGAGTGGCTGCTGTACGCTCTGTCTTCTTCGTAGGCTGTGCTACGATGATTACTCTTCTCCCATCTTCGTTCTTGAACACCTTGAGCTTCTCCCAATAGTGCTTACAGTTCTTACCTCCCTTGTATTTGAAGATTGAGTATGAAGACTGTCCTTTCTTAGCAAACTGCTTGTTGAGCCCATCCATCTTCACGATGTCCTTCTTGCTGAATATCTTCCCTGCATTAGACAGATTCATCATTGCCTTACAGAACGGTCTCTGAGCAGGTGGCCCTTGGTATCTCCAAAACTCCTCAGCAGGTTCTTTACGCTTAATCCAAAGCCTCTTCAGTATGTCAAGACCTTGAATAGCCGTTACCACATCACCGATACCTGCAAACTCCTTCTGATTTAAATCTATTATTAAGTCATTTCGATCAATTTCTGTACCATTATTAGTGCAGTAATCCAGAATTGCATCCTCTGCCTCAGTAGAGAAGTTCTCAAGCTCATCGAGTTTGTTGATAGCCCATTCGATACCACTTGTACCACCCCAAGAATCCCACATCAATCCACCACAGCCTTCTGAGTAAGGTACGTCTTTGTGCTGTTGATGACGCTTGAATGAAGCCATACGAGCTATCGTGTCACGAGAGATAGGTTCTCTGTTCGCAAGTTGATTCGCTCTACGCTTACCTGTAGCCTCTCCACAGTCTCCCCAACCATTCTTCTCAGCCCATTCTAAGGCTCTCTTAGCGTTGTTAGAAGCTGATTCAGGGTAGTCAGTGTATGACTCGA